GCGGTTGTGTTCCGGGCTGCGATAGGCGGAACGCACGATCAGGGGCTTGCCCAGCCGGTCGCGCAGCGCCTGCAGCTTGTCGAGCGCAGGTTCGTTGATGAGCAGCTTGCCGGTGCCCCTGCATGCTATTTCGGCCGGGCTGAAATTCGGCCAGCGCCAGTTACTCTCCGGCACGTCGCGCCAGTGGCGGTGGAAAGTCGTCGTCATGGGGTCCTCCGAAAACAGAAAACCCGCCTCGAGGGCGGGTCATTGCGGGCTGATGATGGGAGATGGAAAGCGATTACGGGCTGCCGCCGAAGATCTTCAGCTTGATGGCGATGCCCGCGAGCAGCGCCAGCATGACGCCGGTGGTGATCATGCGAACGGCGGTCTGCATCGCCGTGCGCCGCACCAGACGGATGCAATCCACCAGGGAGCGCAGGTCGCGGATGTCGAGCGCGGCCTCGTCGCCGTCGAGACCGACATCGGCCAGCGCGCGCTTCGCGCCTTCCTCAGCGGCGCGGGTCAGGATCGCCTCGAACTCGGCGTCGGGCATGCGCACGAAGCCCTCGGATCGGGGTGGGTTCATAGGATCCTCCTCCCGCCGTTCAGCCGACCTTGCAGCCCCAGAAGGATGTGTGGTCGGCGGCGAAGTAGCCGTCCGCGACCCGGAAATACCCCTGCAGCTCGACGGTATCGCCCGCAGTCAGCGGCACCATGGTCTGCAGCCAGATCGCGGTGGCGAGCGAGACGTGGGTGGCGGAGATTTCGCCGAGGGAGCCGCGGATTTCGGTCGTGCCGTTCAGCACGAGCCGCCCGCGCATGCGGGCCGTGGCGCTGGCGTTGATCTTGTAGAGCAGCGTCGCACCGAAAAGGTAGGTGCCGTCGACTGGGGCGACGAAATGGTTGTTCGCGGCGTCGAAGGCTCCTTGGTCGTTGTAGTCGGTGTTGTTGAGGCCGATCTTCGTCCAGGTCCCGACGCCGACGTAGTTGTCGTAGTTGGTGTAGGCCTTGAAGCGTGGCAGCCGGGGCTGATCGACGATGCCGGTGGCGTTGTCGACGCTGAGCCCGTCGAAGAAGGTGCTACCGTCGGCCGAGACCGCGAGGCGGAATCGGTCGGAGGCGAAGAGGCCGACCAGCGCCTTGGTCACGAAGTTGGTCTGCAGCGTCAGGCCAAGATCGTCGCCCGCCGCCTCCTTGTTCATGGTGTAGAAGAGATCGCCGGTCCCGCCTTCGGCGACAGTCTTCGCTGTCCAGAGCGCCGCGTTCAACTTGGCCGAGAACGGGTTCGACGCATCTGCCGTCGTGCCGACCCCGAGCAGCGCCATGTTCTGCAGCGCCGCCGGTGTGGTCCCAACCCAGTCAGACCCGTCGTAGACCAGCAGGAGGCCTTCGTCCTCCACCCACGCTCGCCAGCCGGTGCGTGGTGGCAGACGCAGCCAGGCGCCATCGGTCCAGATCGCAACGTTCAGGTCCCAGCCTGCCCAGTCGCCCGTTGCGGCGGAGGCGACGATGTATCGGTCGCCGTCGCCGGGGCTTCCGGGCGGCGCGGTCAGGTCCCGGTCGAGGATGGAGAGCTGCACGAGCCCGTCGAGCAGCCGCAGCGCCTCGTTGTGGGTGACATGCTTCTGGGCCTGCGCCGCCAGAATGTAGGGTAGCAGGAGATGGGTCGTGGCGTCGGACATGGGAAAGGCCTTCAGAACGTGAGGGTGACGGTTTTCGGCGCCCCCCGCCCAACGAGGGCGGAGAGCTGGAAGATACGGATGTCGAGCGTGTCGCCGGGGTCGAGCGGCCCGCCCCAATCGGCGGTCTGCTGGGCGACGGTGTAGACGGCGATGGTCGTGGATGCGCTCAGCACACGTTTCACGCTCGCGCCGTCGAGGATCTCGACCTCGTAGGCTTCGAGCTCTTCTCCGAGCGGCACCTCGAGCCCGCTCCAGCTGTCGGCCGCGAGTGCACGCGACCGGCGCGTCCAGCAGATCGTCAAATCGCCGGGCGTGCGCGACTTTCGCCAAGGTTGCTCGATATGGGCGCCCGAGAATGGCCGCAAACCTGCACCAACCGGTGTGAAACTGGCCGCGACATAGGTCTCGTCGCTGACAGACCGGCTTGCGGGACCGATGCGCCAGTTCCACGGCAGCCCGAGATCGGCCTCGGCAATCGGCAGCGATGCGATGCTGTCTTCCAGCACCACGACCCGCGCGCCGGCAGGCGCCGGGTTGCCCATGGCGCCCTCGGTGCCGCGCTGGCCGCGCAGGAGTCGGGTCAGGCGATACCGGCCGGGCGCCAGCAACTCGGCCGCGCCCGCCTGCACGATCTCCCACTGGCCAGTGGCACTTTCCACTGCCAGCGCGTTGGCACCGCCGAAGAGGGTCAGGTCCGTGACGCTTTCCAGCGTCCCGGTCAGCAGATCGACCACCAGCGCATTGCCGAGGTCGAAGCGCGAGGTGGGGCCCGAGTAGAGATCCGAGACCAGCGCCCCGAACCGGGCGCGGCTACCGAAGGTGGTCAGCAGCTCGAAGCCATCGGTCGAGGGGCTGCGGAACACCGCCATCTCGCCGGGCCAAGGCACTGCGTGCGCTGCAATCAGGGGCCGGTGCGCGGGCTGGTCCTCGGTGAGCTGCGGCAGGTCCATCAGCACCGCGTCCGGCGCACCGAACACGACGGCCCGCGTCAGAGACGCCGCGCGGGGATCGCCGGGTGGCAGATCGTAGGTCGCGCGGTCCTGGCGCACCGCCTCGATGCCGCGCGCCTCGGCGTCGGCGATGGAGACGAGCCGCAGATCGACCAGCCGCCCGTCATGCGCGAGCCGGATCGCGTCGGCCGGATCGAGGGCAAGGCGCGAGGGCGGCAGACGGAACGCCGCCGTCTCGCGCCCCACCCACGCCTCCATCAACGCGCGGCGGCAGCGCCGCTCGGCCTCCTCGGGCGGAACGGCCATAGGGAAGGACTCGGACGCGATGCGCGTCGTGTCGACCGTAATGCGGCGGGCTTCGATGAGCGCCGCGTCGTAATCCTCGTCGGCGCGGGCGACCTGCCACTTCAGCGCCTGCGGCAGTTCGGTCTCCTGGCCGCGGGTCAGTTCCAGCACGTCGCCCTCGCGGGCGGCCACCAGATCGTCGGGTGAGAGGGTGGCGACGGAGGCCCGGCCGCGCATGACAAAGCGGATGACGCCCTCGGTCTCCACCGCGTCGAACCCGAAATGCCGCGACAGCGTGGTGATCGAGGCCCGCGGGCTTTCGAGCGCCGTGATGGCGTAGCCTTCGACCGCACCCCAGAGGCCGGTTACGTCGATGCGGTCCTCGGGCAGCCCCGCGCGCAGACAGAGGTGCCGCACGAGCGCAGCGAGCGACACCGCGCCGAGCCGCCCCGTCAGCCAGTGGCCGAGCCTCCAGTTCGCCCCGTCGGTCCAGACGTCGGTCAGCGCCGGGAAGAATGGATAGGGCCGCGCGTCCCAGGTCCAGGCGGCGCATTCGGGAACATGCACCATCCGGCCGCCGTAGACCGACGACACCGGGTTGTGCGCGGCCTCGCCCCACCAGAGATACGTCGCCTCCAGATAGGCCCGCTGGATCGCGTCGTCGCGCCAGCCCCGCGAGAAATGCGGCGTGAAGCTCTCGGACGACTTCGGGTCGAAGAAGACGTTGGGCTGGTTGGTGCCCCGGTCGATGGCCGGGCAGCCGAGCTCAGTGAACCAGATCGGCTTCGACTCAGGCGCCCATGCCGTCGGCGTGCCGCTCTCCACCCCGCCCGGGCGGTCGTAATGTGCGTTCGACCACCAGGCGCGCAGATCCTTGTAGCGGAAGACCCACGGCTTGGCGGCGGCGCCGTCGGTGATGGGCGTCCGAACCTGCAAGGAGCGGTCGGCGGCGCTGGCATAGAACCAGTCGAAGCCTTCGCCGCCCGCGATGTTCCCCTGCAGATAGGCCCGGTCGTAGATCGCGGGCCAGCCCTCGGCCGCGTCGGCATGCCCGAACCCGTCGCGCCAGTCCGACAGCGGCATGTAGTTGTCGATCCCGACGAAATCGATCTCCGGATCGGCCCAGAGCGGGTCGAGGTGAAAGAATGCGTCTCCCGAGCCGTCGCCCGGCTGGTGGCCGAAGTATTCCGACCAGTCGGCCGCGTAGCCGATCCTGGTGCCGGACCCGAGAATGGAGCGCACATCGCCAAGCAGATCCCGAAAGGCCTGCACGGCCGGATAAGTGGACGCGCCCGAGCGGATGGTGGTCAGCCCCGGCATCTCGGTCCCGATCAGAAAGGCATCGACCCCACCCGCCGCGGCACAGAGATGGGCGTAGTGCAGCACCATCCGGCGCAGACCCCAGTCGCCGGGCGTGCCGATCCAGCTGACGCTCTCGCCCGAGACGCTGAAGCTTGCGGGCGTGGCCGCGCCGAACAGCGCCGCGACCTGGCTTGCGGCCGTGGCGGTCTTGTCCACGGTCCCGGCGTACCCAGCAGCCGGAGAACAGGTGATCCGGCCCCGCCATGGGAACGCGGGTTGACCGGTCTCCGCGGCGCTGTCGGAATACGGGTTCGGCAGCGTGTTGCCGGGCGGCACGTCCATCAGGATGAAGGGATAGAAGGTGACGCGCAGCCCGCGCGCCTTCATCTCCTGGATCGCCTGCACCACGGCGAAGTCCGACGGCGTGCCGCCATAGACCGGGCGATCCTGGTCGTCGCGGCTGACGAGGAAGGCATTGGCCCGGCTGACGCCGTTCACCGACCAACTGGCAGGCGTCGTCGACTTGGCCGACACCTCGACGCCCGGCCGCACCTTGCAGGACCCCGCGCGAAGATCGTCGCCGAACCAGGCGACCACGAGGCTGACACTCTCGACCGCAGGCGCCATGGCCTGCAGCCAGTCGAGCGCCACCACCATGTCCGTAGAGTCGGCCAGCGCGTTCAGGTTCTCGGGCACCGTCGCGCCGCCATCGGTCTTGCGGATGCCGGCCGTGGCGTAGGTGAACTCGCCCGAGGCCGGGATCATGGTGACGGCGCGCGTCAGTCCCTCGGCCGTGTCGGGATCGGCCAGCGGGCGGAAGACCTCGAAGGAGAGCTGCGGCAGACGGTTGCCGTAGTTGCCAAGCGCCAGCTCCTCGAAGACCACATAGGCCGTGCCGCGATAGGCGGGGGTGTTGGCCGCGCCCATTCTGGCCGCGATAAACGGGTCCGCCGTCTGCGCCTCGTCGCCGGGATACCAGCGCCAGGTGACGCCCGAGAGGTCCATCGGCTTGCCGTCAGCCCAGATGCGCCCGATGCCGGTGATCGGGCCCTCGCAAAGCGTCACGGCGAAGCTGGCATAGTAGAGATACTCGGCGGTCCTGACCTTGCCGCCCCCGCCGCCCTTGCCACCGCCCTGCGTGGTGGTCTTCGTCTCCTCGCGGAAATCGGTCGCCCAGATGATGTTGCCGCCCATGCGCATCCGGCCGTAGAGCCGCGGGATCACCGCGCCCTCGGTGGCGGAAGTGATGCGCAGCGTGTCGAGCCGCGCGCCTTCGATGCGCTGCGTCGGCGCCAGCGACGAGATGATCCAGCTGTCGACCACCGAGCCGATGCTGGAGCCGATGAAGCCGCCGATGGTGGCGGCGCTGACGCCGAGGATCGCGCCGCCGATCGAACCGCCAATGGCGGCGCCGGCCGCACCGAGAACGAGGGTGGCCATGTCGGGGTCTCAGCGTTGCGGGAACAGGAAGGCGAAGGCGATGCGCCGCCGCCAAGCGTTGGTGAGCGGTTCCTCGATCACGCCGAGCCGCTCGTAGGCGTGGAGGAAGCTGCCGGGCCCCGTGAGGATCCCGACATGCTTGGCGATGGCGCGGGGCTTCATGCGGAAGAGGACCAGCGCACCGGGACCGGCCTTGGCGGGCGCGACCTCGATCATCATCCGCCGCGCGCCCTCGGCAAGAACCTCGCGCGGGCCGGTCTCGCCCCAGTCCCGACTGTAGGGCGGGATCGGGAACGGCTCGGGGCCGACGACCTCGCGCCAGACGCCGCGCGCCAGCCCGAGGCAGTCGCAGCCGACGTCCCGCAGGCTCGCCTGGTCGTGGTAGGGCGTGTCGAGCCATGACCGCGCAATGGCGACAACGCGGGTGGGATCGGCGGAGGTCACAGCACCGACCCTTCGTGGCCGCCGTCTTTGGTGGCATAGCGGAGAACGGCGTCCTGGCCGGGGATGTGCGGGAAGCCGCGGAAGTTGACGGTGTTGGCGAACTTGGCGCCGCAGGTTTCCATCCGCTTGTCGCAGCCCGCACGGATGGTGAAGGCGTCGCCCTCGGCGATGTAGCGCACCGGCGCCTCGAGCAGGGTCAGCACGGCGATGCCGTCCGTCACGTCATGGCCCAGCACCTCGGTGCGCCGCCCGGCGTTCGCGCCGCTGGTCCATTCGAGCGTGCCGAAGGTGAACCAGCCGGAGTCAAACCCGCCCAGCCCCGAGGCGGTGAAGGCTCGGTCGCGCAGCAGATCGATCACCGCGCCCGTGCCCTTGAAGGCCGGGTCATCCAGATCGACGCCGCAGCGCGCATCGCCGAGCGCGGCGTCGCAGGTCGCCTGGAAGGTCCGCCCGACCGTCTGGCCCAGCACATGCGCCAGCGAGCGCACCTCGGCGACGAAAGCCAGCCGCCCGCGCCGGATCTGACCGATGGCGCCGCGCCGCATCAGCACGCGCTGTCCGGTGTCGGCCCAGTTCACCCGCCAGACCTCGACCTCAGCGTTGTCCCAGCGGCCGTCGAGGATGTCGGTCTCGGTGATCCGGTCCGAGGTCAGCACCCCCTCGGCGTCCTGCGCATCGACCGAGAGGTCCGAGCCCGAGCGGACCTCGGAGGCCGTGAGCCCGCTCTCGGGCTCGAAGTCGGTGCCATCGAAGCTCAGCGTCCGGTCGTGGTCGGTGAAGCCGAAACTCGTGCCGTCCGCCCGCGTGATCCGCCAGCACCAGGCGAGCGTGGTCGTGCCCTCGTCGAGATGGGCCTGCAGGGCGGGATCGAAGGTCTTCATCGGCGCAATTCCAGAAGCGGGATGGAGGTGATCGAGCCGAGCCGCTCGAGGTCGAGCGTCACGTCGAGCACGTCGGTGTCGAAGCGGACCGGCACGTCGAACTCGAAGCCCGCGGTGATCGGGACGCCAGCGCCCGGCGCGCCGCTGAAGGTGACTACGCCAGTGGCGGTGTCGACGGACCAGCCGGAGGGCTGCTCGACCCCGGCGAGCGCGATGCGCACGGTTCCGGTCACCGGCTTGGCGATCGCCCGCGTCCAGGATTGCGCACCGGAGGCGTAGCGCTTCACCAGCTGGAAAGCGGTGGTCGTGCCATCCCCGGTGCCGATCGCCTGGTCGGTGGGCGATGGCGTGCCCGAGGGCAGGCAGGACTTGTGGTCGCCCCAGTCCTTGAACCGGAAGCCATGCAGGCGGCCATTGCGCGCTTCGAAGAAGGCGACGACCGCCGCCAGATCGTCGGCGAGGCGGATGCCATAGGCGACATCGTAGCGACGGCGCGAGTTGGCCCAGCTGGCGTTGCGCTCCTCGTCGCCCGAGGCGAGCTCGACGATCTGCGTGCGACGCTCCGGCCCGCCCCGCGCGCCGCGGCTGATGTTGTCGGGAAACCGCACCTCGTGAAACGCCATCACATGCCCCTCCGCCCGAGCGACACGGCGCGGGCGATGTCGGCCGCGACTTGCGTGCGGGACTGCCGGAAACTCTCGGCGTCACGCGCCATGATGGTGACGTTGACCCCGCCGCCCGCGCCGTAGCTCTGCGCCTCGCGCCGCGACAGCACCCGCTCGCCGCGCTGCAGGATCGCGGGCACCTCATCGTGGCGAAGTCCCGCCATGCCGCCGCCATGCATCCGCGGCGCGTCGGCGAAGGCCATGGCGGGCACCATGCGTGAGGGCCCGGCCGAGCCGACCGTGCCGCCTGCGTGCAGGACGTTGGCGAAGATGCCGCCCGCCCCTGAGAACACGCCCGAGAGCGCATTGGCGATCGGCCCGAGGATGAAACGCCGCGCGGCCAGTTGGGCGAGATCGGCCAGCAGCGAGGTGACGAGATCGCGGAAGTTCAGCTTGCCGGTCCGCACGAACTGGCTGACGGCGTTCTCGGCCGACTGGAAGGCGCTCACGAGACTCTGGCCGATATCGCCGCCGATCTCGCGCGCCTTGCTGGCGTAATCCGACAGCGCCGCCGTGACCGCCTGCCAGCCGGTGACGGCTGCCTCGGTAGCGGGCTCTGCCGCAGCGGCGGCAGCTCCGGCCGCCGCGCCTGCATCCGTCGCGGCACGTCCGGCATCGCCGAGCGCCGTCTCCAGGCGCTCCGCCGCAGCGGTGGTCTCGGCCAGCGCATCGGCACTGGCCTGATCGGTGCCGCGCACCGCGTCGCGCAGCGCCTGCCAGCTTTCGAGCGGCGCGCGGGCCCCTTCGGCCAGATCGCGCGCCGCGCCACGGTAGACATTCGCGGACTCGAGCGCCCGGTTTGCCGCCTCGGTCAGACCGAGATCGGGCGCGGTGAGCGGGTTGTCCTCGAAGGCCCGGTCGAAGGCTGCCTGTGCCGCCGTGGTTGCGGCGGTCGCCGCACCCTCGAAGCGGTTCTCGATCTCGCCGAGGTCGAGGTCCGGCACCAGCGAAATACGGCGCTCGGACCCGAGCGCTTCCAGCCCCTGATTGATGCCGCCGATGAAGCCGTTGATGCGCGACACCACACCGTTCAGCATCGCCTCGACGCCGTCGACCAGGCTGTTGGCCGCCTGGAACGCCAGATCGCCGATAGCGGCGGGCAGCAGACCCCAGATCGCCTTGATCGCCTCATAGGCGCCCTCGAAGGTGTTCGCCGCCGTATTCCCGAAACCGACGACGCTCTCGATTGCGCTCTGCATGCCCGACGCGGCGTCGGCCTTCAGGTCGAAGAACATCGCCGTGGCGGCTGCACCTGCCGCTGCAGCGCCCATCCTGATCCGTTCCCAGACCTCGACCGCCAGGTCCTTCAGGAGCGACATCGCCTCGCCGAAGCCCCCCGCACCGGAGACGAGGCGGGTGAACTGATAGACGAGCTCGCCCGCGCCGACGATCAGCGCCCCGATGCCGGTACGGATCAGTGCGCCGCGCAGGACGACGAGCGCCGTGGCGAGACCACGGACGGAGAGCGCGGCGGCGGCCATGCCAGCGACCCAGCGTCCCGCGAGGAAGGCGGCGAAGGTGGCGGCGTAGGTGGTCAGGCGGCCGATGTTGTCGAAAAGGCCGCGGATTGCGATGCCGAGCGGTCCGGTGCGGCTGGCGACCGTCGCCATGGCATCCGCGACGGCTTCCAGTGCGGGCGCTGCGGCGACGGCGAGCTGGTTCGACAGCCCGCGCCAGATCAGCCCAAGCCGGGAGATGGCGTCGTTGGTCCGCTCGATCTGGTCGGCATCCTGCTCGGAGACCACGACGCCGAAGGCGAGGACGTCCTCGGTCGCCTGGCGCAGCGTCGCGGTGTCAATCCGGCTCATGGCGATCGAGCCTTCCTCGCCGAAGAGCTGACCCGCGACAGCCGCGCTTTCGGCGGCGGGCACGAAGCTCTCGATGGCGGCGTTGATCGCGCCGACCCGCTGGTCCAGCGGCAGCGCGATCAGCTCCTCGGCCGAAAGCCCCAGCCGGTCGAGCGCGTCGGCGGCGGGACCGGTCCCGGCGGCCGCTTGGCTTAGCCGCCGCGTCAGGTCCTTTGTGGCCTGCTCGATGCCGGACATCGAGACGCCCGCCAACTCGCCCGCCCGCTCCAGCGTCTGGATCGACGCGACGGTGGTGCCGAGGGATTGCGCGAGTTTGGCCTGCGCATCGACCGTCTGCAGCCCGGAGCGGATCATCGCCACGCCAGCGGCCGCTGCGGCTGCAACGGCGGCGGCTGCCGCGACCCGGACCCGGCGCGAGAAAGCCGCGAGCCGGGCGTTCGCAGCCTCCATCTCCCGGCTCAGCCGTCCGAAACCGCGCGATCCGGCTTCGCCCACGCCTTCCAGTTCGGCGCGCACCTGCCGTCCGCCCACGGCCGCGAGGCGGACGCTAACCCGTTTTTCCGCCATTGGAGTGATCCATCTGTTCGTTGAGCTTGGCGACCATCACCGCCTCGATGACGGGCAGCAGTTCGGCCGCAGCGAGCGGTGGCACGCCGAGTGCGTCACCGAGCGCCAGCGCCGCCGACATGTCCCAGCCGATCACCGCGCCCGGCAGCACGCGCAGCTGACCGCCGAGGCGGCCGATCAGGTCCCAGACCTGCCAACCCTCCGGCGTTTCCGGACGGTTCAGCCGCGCCGGGCAGTCCGGGCACGGCCCTTGGCAGGCCTCGCAGTATCGCTCGCCCCCGCCGAAGGACCATTCGGCAAGGGCGCGGAGACGTTTTTTTCCTGTTCCAAGAGCAGACCCTTGGAGACGTAGGTCAGCTGGAACGCCTCGAAGATCGGCCAGATGTCGAGCAGCGCGTCGATAGCCTCGGGGTTGGGATTGATCGGCTTCCCGTCGGCGTCGCCGATGCCGTCCCAGGCGAGCACCGCGCGCCGCGCAAGCGCCTTGGCGAAGGCGACCGCGCGCTCCTCGTCGGACGCCTCCTCCGGAACTGCCTCGACGGCGGGATCGCTGCGCGTCGCCACCATCAGCGCGGTGGTCAACGGGCGAAGTTGCACGCGAACGCCATGGTTAAGGTCATACCAGCGCGGGGCGTTGGTCAGGTCGAGCGTGAGCATTGTCTTATGAATCTCCTCTGTTCTCGGGGTACTCGGGAGCCATGGCCCGCCACGCCATTTATGGCGGGCCATGGCGGCGGTTGGATCGTGTCAGCAAAGGTCAGCAGGACCGGTATTGAGTAAGGTCGACCGCCGTCTTCACCCAGGGCCTGAACGGATACGCGTGCTTGCGTCACGCATGACAAGGATAGGACACGGCGAAGATGACGGAGCACACGATCGGGATCGACATTTCCAAATCCCACCTCGATGCATTCGATCTGGAGGGGAATGAGGCGAGGCAGTTCGAGAATTCGGCACAGGGTGTGCGCGCCCTTCAGAAATGGCTGGCCGCCCTCGCGGTGACGCGCATCGTGTACGAGGCAACAGGGCCTTATCATCGTCGGCTGGAGACGGCGCTTTCGGGCAAGTTCCCGCTCGTGAAAGTCAACCCACTGCAGGCTCGGCGCTTTGCGCAGGCCGTCGGAACACATGCCAAGACGGATGCGGTGGATGCGCGCTGTCTGGCGCGCATGGGGGCCGCGTTGGGCCTGGAACCCGACGAGCCCGTTTCGGAAAATTTGCGCGAGCTCCGTGACTTGCAGACGGCACGAGCTGCGCTGATCAAGGAGCGGGGCCGTCTGCGCAATCGCCGCCGGATCCTGACCAGCGCCCTGCTGAAGCGTCAGACGAACGCACGTCTCACCTTGGTCGAACGGCAGCTCGGCGAACTCGACGCCGAGATCGCACGGCGCATTGCCGAGGACACGACGAGCGCACGCAAGCGCGACATCCTCAGCTCGATCCCCGGAATTGGGCAGATTGCCGCCGCTGCCATTCTCACCTTCCTCCCGGAAATCGGTACGCTGGGGCGAAAGCAGGCCGGGAGTCTGGCCGGGCTGGTTCCACACAACAGGGAGTCGGGCCAATGGAAGGGCAAGTCCTTCATCAGCGGCGGACGAAAGCCGCTGCGTGACGCGCTCTACATGCCTGCTCTCGTCGCCATGCGGTTCAACCCGGATCTCAAGGCCAAGTATCTGCAGCTGCGCGAAGCCGGAAAGCCCGCGAAAATCGCGCTCGTCGCGCTCATGCGCAAGCTGATCGAGGTCGCGAACGCCCTCGTCAAAGCCGACCGCCTATGGGCCGAAAAACCCGCTTGCGCATGACGGATACTCAATACGTCTCCACTTCATTCACGAGGGTGGCGGTGCACATCCGCCCGACCACGCTGTCGCGCGCGGCCTGCCAGTCGAAGGTCGCCTGCACGCCCTGCGGCCCGGAAATCTCGATGCGTGGGCGCGGCAGGTAGACGGCGTGCACGGTGAAGGTGAAGCTCTCACCAGAGGGCAGGACGTAGGCGAACTCCATTTCGCAGGCCTCGCCGTTGATCGCCTGCGTCACCAGCGTCTGGTCAGCGAAGCGCACCTCGATCCGGCCGGTGAGCGCTGCGATGCTTGGGTCCGCGCCGTCGATGCGGCCGTCGCTCCGGATGGTCTCGATCCGGTCGAGGTTGTTGGCATAGGTGATCTCCGCCGAGACCACATTGCCGAGCGCCGAGCCGTTGCGAGTGATCGCCCCGTTGAAATGCCCGAAGCGCTTCAGATCCAGCGCGGCAGGCGTTCCGGCACTGGTGGTCGTGCCGACCGTCTCGCCCTGCGCCACCAGCCGCGCCGTGGCGGTCAGCAGCCCCGAGCGCTGCATCTGCCAGGTGATCTGGTCGAGCACGCAGCCGGAATACATCGCGTAGCGCGGTACCTCGGGCATGCCGGTTTCGATCGACATCGAGGGCAGCGTCCACGCCCCCGACTGGAACTCGTGTGTCCATGGGCCGGTACCCGTCGTCGTC